AGCTGGTGTCAATTTCAAAATGACTGTGCTTAGTGAGATGATTGGACGAGACCAGAAAGTAAATCAGATGTCGGCTTTCTACACACAAGCAAGAGGTGATCTTGAACCAACGTCGCTTGACATTATCTTAAAGCAGATTTGGGAACTGATGGGATTTGACGCAAAGAACATCAGGGCAAAAGGTTTAACGCCTACTCCACCTGCTATGCCGAGTCCAGTTGCCGGATTAACAACACCAGGAATTCCTGCTCCAGAAGCTTCTGCTGGTGGAGAACTTCCTTCAGCGACGGCAGGAAAACAAATTTTAGCAGCGGCTGGAATGGCTCCAAAGCCAGCTACAGCAGGAATTGTTAAACAGCAAGGCACTCCAGCAGGTGCAGCTGTCATTAATCTTCCAGGGGCTGCATCAATACCTACAGGAGCACAATAACATGCCTTTTGTTAGCGAAGCACAACGAAGATACTTATGGATGAAAGAGCCAAAGGTTGCCAAGGAGTTTGCTAAAAAGACTCCAAAGAATAAGAAACTGCCCTACCATGTGAAAGCAACTGTTGAAGGTCTTAAAAAATAAAGTTTTCGGAGGAGAACTTGAAAACGTCACTAGCTGAACAGATCATACGTTCTGAAACAACTGAAGAGCTAAAGAAAATTCGTAACGGTCTGCTTCAAGCGTTCAAAAGTATTCCTAACGCTGAAGAGATTGTGGATCGTGACTACGCTATTCTGCGTGATGAGCTACAAAAACGGGGGGAGACCATATAATGGATTTTGGAGAGATGGCAAAAGACCCGTACAATAGTGAGGATGAGTCAAAGATTCTTCTACAACTAGAGGGCCTTGAAGGACAAGCCCATAGCGGCGCATTGTTTGAGGATTTGAAAAGACATCCAGCGTACCAGAAGATTGAAAAGTACATGGAGAGTTTTATTTCTGACTCCAAGAACACAATCTTCAATGATCCTGATGGAGACCATAGAAAGACTGTGTACCAGGTTCAAGGAATGGTTAAGCTACGTAATTGGATTAACGCTCAGGTTCTTGCTGGCAACATTGCTTCTAAAGCAATCAACGAACATTTTAAGTCAGTGCAGGAAGAGAAGAAACAATTAGGAATCGAGTAAGTAGGAGGAGCTACGTAGTCCTACGCCCGACTCGGCATACGCCGAACAATCGACAAGCACAAGGAGAAATAGAATGGACAGTCAAGGTATGTCAGTTGTAAATCCAGCATCAATTGCACAACGAGCAGAAGCTTTAGAGAAGTTAGAGAAAGAGACTCCGAAGCTAGAAGAGAAGCCTGAAGTTAAACCAGAAGTAAAACCTGAAATAAAAGAAGTTCCGAAGGTTGAAGAAAAGAAGCCGGAAGTAAAGCCTGAAGTCAAGCCGGATGCTGCAAAGAAAGCTCCAAATGATCCTGATGAACTTCGCAAATGGAATACGAAGGTCAGCCAGGAGAACTCGAAGATGCGTGATGAGCTTCGAGCCATCAAAGCGGAGCAAGAAAAAGTTTTTAAGCTCCTTTCAAGCATGTCAAAGAAAGCTGTTGACTACAAAGAGCTGTCAAAGAAGAGTCCAGAAGAGCTCGCCAAGTTCGTTGAAGATGAAAAAGAAAACGCCACAGCAGAGCTAAAAGAGAAGCTAGATCAACTGTCTACAGAAGCTAAGTCTAAAGATACAGCCTTCGAGAGGATTAAACGAGAACACGACGCGGAGAATTACCCTGAATGGAAAAGGGTATTCCCCACTATTGTGAAACTCGCCCAAGGTCCTGCTGGTCAAGGTGATCCTAGAATTGACTACACAAAGCCAGCTGGTGAAGTTCTCGACGCGCTTTATCAGTTAGCCCTTGAAGAGTCTCCGGCTCCCGCTCCTGCCCCTGTACCAGAAGTTCCGGCAGAGAAGATATATAAAGAGTCTGAGTTCAAAGCAGCCTTGGCTGACGCTATCGCAAAAGAAAAAGAAGCGATTGCGAAGTCAGCCAAAGCAGAAGCTGAAAAAGACGCATTGAAGGCCCTTAGCGAAGAAGGTAAGGGTGGGACAATAGCAGGTACTGGCAAAGGCGCAGGAAGAGTTCCTAGCGACCATCTGGCGGCGTTTAAGAAGATGTCGCTTAACGAACAAAGAGATTGGCTCATTCAGCAGCAACAGCAGTAGAATTTAGCGGGTGGGGGGTAGAGCTATCCTCCGAGTCTCATAAGCTCGGCAATACGGTGCGACTCCGTAACCTGCAATAATTTGCTTTGGTGGGCTTGTAGCTCAATTAGGAGAGCACCACACTTGCAATGTGGGGGCAGCAGGGGCAGAACCTGTCAGGTCCACTGAAGCAACAAATTTAGTAGTTACCAATCATAGTGCACTATTAACGAGGAGTGTTAGGTAACGAATAAGCTTATGAAAACAACGTGCAAAAACGGTCACGATACGTTAGTCCTAGGCAGAGATAAGCGAGGAATTTGCGTAGCATGTCGGAGAGCTCATGGAGTTCGTTTTAATAAAGACCATCCAGATAAAGCTAGAGAGGCTCAATTAAAGTCGTTATTCAGAGTGACATCTGGCCAGTACGCTCGTATGCTAAGTAGCCAAAATGACTCATGCCCTGGGTGTCTTAGGCGCAAGTCGGAAGTTAAAAAAGCTTTTTGTGTAGACCACGATCACAGATGTTGTAACGGTAAAAAGTCTTGCGGAAAGTGTGTCCGTGGCTTACTTTGTACCTCTTGTAACTTAATTCTTGGTTACGCTAAAGATAACGCGGTAGTATTAATAAATTTAGTCAAGTACTTAGAAAAGTAACACTTCCCCTAAATAGGACAAGATTTGTTACTAAAGCAAAACCCCTCAGTTACTGAGATAAGGCGAGATAGTCGAATTAAACGGATAACCTAAAGGCCCGTTAGATTCAAGTATCGGCAGGAGCTTTGAGACCTGTTAAAAGTAAAACCTTGGCTCTAGTAAACTGTGAAAAGGATTTTGAGCCTTTCCAGTATCTTAGTTTCAAAAGGTAAATTATATGCCCTTAAATGTAAACCTTACTAGTACAGGCGGTATTAATGACGCGTCTGCGATTTTCTATGATCGCAAACTACTCACCCGCTTGATGTTCTCCTTGTTTTTCCAAGAGAACGCTGAGAAACGGACCTTGCCGAAAGGCACTGGTACGCAGATTCAGTTCCTCCGACCTGTTAACCAGGCGGCGGTAACTTCACCAATCGGTGAAGGTGCAAATCCTGCTGGCCTTGTGTGGCAGAGCACGAAAATTCTTTGTACTCCCGTTCAATACGGGGCGTACGTTTCGTATTCTGATCGCTTAATGCTGGAAGCTTATGACAATATCACGGAAGCAATCCATGACGTTCTGGGATACCAGGCTGGATTGTCTCTTGATACGATCTGTCGTAACGCTCTTACCGCTAACATGACCATTCAGTATACGGGCTCTGCTCTCACCGAGCTCACAACCTCTGTGGTTTCTGCTGGCGTTGACTTCCGTAAAGCCTCTGCACACTTGCGTGCTCTGTCTGTTATGCCGTTTGAAGATGGTTGCTATCACGGCATCGTCCATCCTAACACCTCGTTTGACCTGCAAAGCGATACGGCGGTGAGCGGCTGGATCGAATTGAATAAGTACATTTCAATCGACAAAGTGCACGAAAAGGCATTGGCTGGTGAACTTGGGAAGTTGTACAACATTCGTTTCCAAGAATCACAGAACGTCCTGACTGGTGTTGGAGCGGCTTCTGCCGTTACCTACCATAGCTGGGTGTTCGGTAAAGAGAGCTTCGGTGCAGTTGATGTTGCTAACCAAGGAATTCAGAAGATCGTGCATCAGCCAGGAGATTCGGGCGTTGCTGATCCTTTGAACCTGAATGGCAGCATCGGGTGGAAAACCTACGCAGTGTTTCCTGTGTTGGATTCTAACCGTGCCATCGAGATCATCGGAACCTCCGCAGCGTAATTAGTTTGAGTAAAAGACCTGGGCTCTGCGAAAGCATCCCAGGCACAATTTAAAAGGAGCTGACATGGAAAGCAATGTGAAGAACGGCAAGGTCTGGATGACAGTAGAAAATTTCCTTGCTGAGCATGAGCATCTCCTAAAAGTGCTTAAAGAAGGTCCTGATTACGAAGAACAAAAGAAAGAGTTAGAAGAAGTTAAAGCACAAATAGCTAAAGAGAAAGAAAGTAAACCAAAAAAGAACGCTGCTTCAGTAGGATTGGAAGCCTTAAAGTCTAGCCTTCCAGAGGCCTCTGTACCAACGTTTCAAGGAAATTTAAATGCTTACTAATCCGGCAAGTCCGTTAACTGAGTTACAGGCCCAAAAGCCGATGATGGCTGATGAGGGGACAGCTAGGATTCCTTTGTCACTATTCCCTAGCGGTGTAAAACCAGGAGACAGAGTAAGCGTAACAATCACTGGCGTTGACAGTATTGCAGGAACAGCTACAGTGGTCGCAGATGAGCCAACTAACGCGGTTGCTGCCGCGCCTATAAAGAAAGACGCAATTGACACAAGTTTAACAATGGGGCCTATGGACGACCTTAAATCTTATCTGTACCAAAAAACTCTGAACAAGGAAGATTAAAATGAAAGAATTTAAAGACGAAGCTAAAATGGGGCCGACAGAACATAAAATGCCGACCACTATTCGTATTAAGCATGAGGACCTTCCAGGTATTGAAGAAGCGGCTCCTGGTGACAGAGTTAAACTCGTTATTGAAGGTCATGTTCACTCTAATCGAATGGCTGACGACTTTTGTGATGGAGAAGCTGAAGTTGACGTGCACAGCGTTGAGAACGTTGAAGCAGTTAAAAAAGAAAACGCTGCGACGATGCACATGGACAAGCTGAAGTCTAAGCTGCCTAAAAAAGAAGATGACGCTGAAGAGGAAGCTGCTGAACCGAAGCAAACGAAAAAAGAAGAGGATACTGAAGCCGAAACAGAAAAAGAATAGCAAGTCAATTGGAGGAGAGACATGCTTAGTGGCGATTTCTTAAAGTTGTTGCACAGACTAAACCCCAAGTTGCGAGTGTGCAGTAAAGATAACAGTAATTTCGCAGCTGGTTTGTACTACATTAATCCTTATGAAGGCTATGTAGAAGTTTGCGGCGTAGACAAAAACTTTGTCCCAGAAAGAACAGAAGTTGACGAGGTTGGACATATTCTTAGAAGCGGTTGGAGAAGGGTTATAAATATTCTTTTGGCAAAAGGGTTGACGACAAGAGAAAAAGTTAAGAAAGCTCTCCCATCCTTCTTTGAACAGCATGTGCCAGGGGCTACATTTAAGAATGTCGATCCTTTGCAAGCTAAGATTGCTAAGTATGTGACTGACAATGAAGATAGGCGTGGAGAAAAAGGCTTAGACGCAGATGAGATTTTAGACTTAGCCTCAGATGTCAGGAAAAAAGACACAGACGCTAAGAGAGAAGTAGACGCACAAAATAAATGGGAACTAAATAGAGCTTTGGATAAAAACCAAAAAGCCTATATCTAACTAACTGGAGCTAACACAAATGAGCACTTACACGTATCCTTCTGTTGCAATTTCTACTTTCTTGGTCTTTACGGCGCGTCGATGGGGCCAAGCACCGACAATCACTCTTTCAAACGGAGCTACGGCTGGTAGTGAAGTAGTCTCTGTTGACGCAAATAACAATATTACGATCCAGATTGAATCTGGTGTTTCTACGAATACTCAGATTAAAGCCGCTGTCATGGCACACGTAGTTACTAGCGGATTTAGCGCAAGTGACCTGGTGTCTGTTGCCATTACCGCTGGGCATGAAACTGACACACAGGTGACGTGCGTAAGCGCAGCGTTGTCTGGTGGACGTTCCGCAGCTGTTAAAGCGTCTTTGGTCCTCGCAGGACTAAAGTACGAAGCCAAGACCGCTGGCGTTGCTGGAAACAGTATCCGTGTGAAATACACTTCTGGTGGAAGCCTTTCTGTCTCTGTTGCAACAAATGACATTACTATACAATTAAAGAATGACGGTACGTCAACTAACGCTTTGATTGCAGCGGCTGTCGTAGCTTCTGGTCCTGCTGATGCTCTTGTCGCTGTGACAAGTAGTGGTGAGGCTCTTTCAAGAGTTCCTACCATTGATGCAGCTCCTGCTTTTGTCGCCTTAGCTGGTGGATTAGATGTTGCTGTTGCTTCCGTCACTGTTCAAGACCTTACAATTGCTAGTGACACAGCTGCTACAGGAACGTCAGACAATGGGCGCACCATTACGTATACAACAGGTGCGACAGCAGGTAGTGAAGTTGTATCAGGAACTACCAACATCAGTGTCCAAATTCAGTCTGGCACGTCCACAGCAACTCAGATCAAGACAAAGTTAGATGGTTATGTTCCGATGAACGGAAGTCAGGCTTCTGGCACGGTGACAGTCTCAAACTACGCTGCAATGCACTTAACAGCAGCTACAGGTTCTGTGACAGTTGTTGACTA